CGCGGCCGGTTCGGTCGTGTAACGGCAAACCGTGCGAGGACTATCCGGGAGCGTTACCCTCTCATCGGACACAATCGCACAATTTTCTCGGTACCTGCCGCTCCAGATACCCAGATGCTGTGGGCCGGGCCCACGCGCCAGCCAGCTATGCGGCGAGAGCCGCATGAACGTGCCAGCCAGGCGCCGGGTGGTGGGTGGGCTTTAGGTCGGGGTCGCCGCCAGCCAGCTGCGGGAGACCCCGCGCGCCGGGCTGGGGGTTCGGGGCCCTCCCCGAGAGCGGGGGCGTGGGGGGCGGCAGCCCCACACAAAATCAAAGGAACGCTCCAATACCTTTGATTTAATTCGCCGCGTAAAGCAACGCGGAACGCAAGAATAAAAAGGTTCGGCTGGCGCTATAATATTACCAGTGCCAGCCAGACCTTTGGACTCAGCCTATGGATGGATATCGATACCCAGACGACGACGACTACTGCCACCGCATGGAAGCCGACTACGCCTTTAGATGTGGAGAACCGGACGAGCTCTCGGACGAGTACCTCCACCACAGCTTTGACTTCCTTGACGACCTCAGAGCCACCCAACCCTACTGGACTGAACCCACGGATGCAGAAACAGTTACAGGGGTTGAAGTGGTTCCTGACTTTCCCACAGTGCCATACGACGAGGGACCAAGCATACCAGAACCTGCAAGAGAACTACCCGGAAATGGAGTGGTGTGTCATCGCATCGGAGACACATCAGGATGGATCACCCCATTTGCACATTGCACTAGAGTTCAAGGAGAAACTCCGCACCAGGCTTATGAATTACTTCGACAAGGTTGGAGGAAAGCATCCGAACATACAGCCCATGCGCCACCAGAGGAAGTGCATTGCGTATGTGACGAAAGGGTTGGAGTACGATGCCTATGGCATAGATGTGGAAGCCATTTTGCAAAAGAAATGCGGCAAATTCACTACCGTGGCCAAGGAATTACTTTCGGGGAAAACTCTTACAGAGTTGAACAAGACAGAGCCAGGCTTCGTGCTGCAGAACAAACGGAAGCTCGAAGAGTACATCAGTTGGTTGGAGAGAAGAAACGAAAGGGAGAAGAAGAAGAAGTGGACGAAGTTCACGACCGCCGATATAGAGGACTTAAACACCAGCGCAGAGATGCAGATAGCTGCATGGCTGAACTTGAACATCTGCGAGCAGAGGGAGTTCAGACAGGAGCAGCTTTACGTATACGGCCCACCCAAGATGGGGAAGAGTACCCTCATTAGGAAACTGGACGAGTACCTGAACATATTTTATGTTCCTAGGGACGACGGAGAGTTCTGTGACGACTATGAAGATGGACTTTATGATCTTATCGTGATGGATGAATTTACAAATAAGAAGACGATGCAGTGGATGAACCAGATCTTAGATGGTCAGACCTGCTATCTCAAAAAAAAAGGAGGTCAGATCCTGAAAAGGAACAACCTCCCTGTTCTGGTGTTAAGCAACTTTACACTTGAACAGAATTATCCCAGACTCCACGAGGCGGGGATGCTAGAACCATTGATATCTAGGTTCAAGGTAGTTCATGTGACGGAAATGATTGCGATATTTCAATAAATAAATTACAACTTCCATTTATTTATGGGTCTGTGAAACGCACTCTCGAGTAATACTGGAGTTCCGCAACGGAACCATTAAGGGCAATATTCAACATGAGCAGGGAACCTGTTCCAATGTTGCCAATAGTGCCACCAGTTCCTGAGTAAACTGTTTCCAGATCAAACCTCAGAAACTTCTCTTTCCACACTGGATGTGGTGAACCGGCGGTCAACACATTCGCAGTGTAGTTGTTGCTCCAAAGTATTAACCTCTTATCCCAGAGGACTTTAAATCGGTCACGATTACTTAAATTCATACCCGAATAGATGTCAGCAGATGTCAGGACATCTGTGACCGCAGGGACAGCACCTGCCGAGTTAGGTTGCGAATCGTAGAGGAGCATCACCCTAACTACTTCACCTTCGCTATTTGTAGCGGTATTCTCTGACTTTGCCATGCAACGCCAGAGTAAAGATTTGTTTCTGGTCACTCTGCCCACGCGATTTGTGAAGTCTGTTCCCTGGGCAACCAGATTTAGTGCCACGACTGACCCAGCCGTGGACACCGTAGGTATGCTGGTAACAGCATTTTCAATCACTTTGAGCTCAGATCGTCCTCGCTTAGTGTAAGATCCGTAGAATCCGCGAGTTGCTGCAGGAGCTGCTGGAGCTGATCTTCGACCAGCGACAACCGATGCTCGAGCTGCGTTAAGGATCTTGTTGACTGCTTTGGCTTTGCGTTTGTCTTTGATTGAAATTCTCGGCATTTGTCACCACAGAATAACTTTTCCATAATACCCTCCGGTATGCGCCTACAGTTAATGAAATATTTGTTTCCCGCCAAAAAAAAAACAAATGAGACCCGCAGCCGGTTTGGCCGTGTAACGGCAAACCGTGCGAAGGAGTACCCAGTGCCACTAAATATCCATACACACATTAGCACGTTCGCCAGCCAGCTGCGACCGGAGGGAGCACGTGCTGCGGCCTGGGGCCGCGTGCCAGCCAGCTGTGGGCGGAGCCCACGTGCCCTGCCCGGCGGGTGGGGGGTGGGCTTTAGGGCGGGGTTGCCAGCCAGCTGCGGGAGACCCCGCGTTGCCGGGCTGGGGGTTCGGGGCCCTCCCCGATAGCGGGGGCGTGGGGGGCGGCAGCCCCACACAAAATCAAAGGATTCTCACCAATATCTTTGATTCTTCATGCCGCGTAAAAAACGCGTACAACCAGCATAAAAGCGCATTACGGCTAGCGTATAATTTTACCTACGCTAGCCGTATGCAAGTAATACAGCACCTGGATTACGTTAATGGAGACCATTACGACTACGACGACCTCCTGCTCTTCGACGACATCGAGTATGCCGCCCTCAGCGCCACCCAACCCATCAACTATGACGAAGGAGACCCGCAGCCGGAAGAAAGCCCCCAAGACTGGCAAGGGGTCGACATACTGCTTCCAAGCCAAGAAGTGGTTCCTCACGTTCCCACAGTGCTCCCTCCCACACCAGCAGGCCTTGGAGAACCTCCAGTCCAAGTTTCAGCCTATCGACTGGGCGATAGTAGCGGAAGAGAAACCCCAGGACGGAACACCACACTTACATATTGCGATCCAATTCAAAGACAGGTTCTACTCCAGCGATATGAGAGCGTTCGACCCAATTTGCGGGCAACATGGAAACTATCAACCCATGAAGAACATTCGCAACACAGTTGCATATGTGACCAAGGAAGGGGAGTATACTGCTTTTGGCATAGATGTGAAAGCAGTTTTGGAAAAGAAATGCGGAACCTTCACGATAATGGCCAAGGAATTACAATCTGGGAAGACGATAGACGATCTGAATCAGATAAATCCTGGCTTCGTGATGCAGCACAAGAGGAAGCTCGAAGAATACGAAAGTTGGGTTCAGAAAAGAAACGAAAGAGCCAAGAAGAAGAAGTGGACGAAGTTCACGACCGCCGATATCGAGGACTTAAACACAGTCGCCGAGATGAAGATAGCTGCATGGCTGAACTTGAACATCTGCGAGCCCAGGGAGTTCAGACAGGAGCAGCTTTACGTACACGGACCACCGAAGATGGGCAAGAGTACGCTAATCAGACGCCTTGAAGAATACCTGAATATTTACTATGTGCCTAGGGACGACGGAGAATTCTGCGATCAATATGAAGACGGAGTCTATGATCTTATAGTCTTAGACGAGTTCACGAACAAAAAAACCATGCAGTGGATGAACCAGCTCTTAGATGGACAGACCTGCTACCTCAAGAGGAAGGGTGGGCAAATACTCAAGAGAAATAATTTGCCGGTGATAGTGCTCAGCAACTTCACTTTGGAACAAAATTATCCTCGACTCTATGAAGCGGGAATGCTTGAACCACTGATAAGTAGGTTCAGAATAATCGAAGTGAAAGAGATGATTGTTTTATTTCAATAAAAGTACATTCAAGGATCGGTGAATC